GGGTAATACTAACCGTGCACCTTATAAGCTCGCTCCGCTCGCATGGCCCCAATCCGAGACAGAAAAAGTACGTCCTGGTGTTTCACTATAAACAACCCCGACGATGGCGACACAGCTACTCTCCGATCCCTTGGACTGGAAGCTACCTACCTGGTTTACGGTTCCGAATTCGGAGAGTCCGGGACTCGCCACTACCAAGGATTTGTTGTTTTCAAGAATGGAAAAGGATTGGCACAAGCTAAACAATTTCTTGGCGGCAGGGCCCACCTCGAAAAGATGCGAGGCACGCCTCAACAGGCTTCAGACTACTGCAAGAAAGATGGAGATTTTGTTGAGTGTGGCACTCTCCCCAATCCTGGACGACGAGGGGACTTGGAGGGCGCTATTGGACGACTCAATGACTCCAGATCGCTTTGTACTGTTGCTCAAGAATTTCCTGCAGAGTTCGTCAAATATGGACGGGGTCTCACACATTACTTCGCAATTGCTCAAATCCTACCCGCCCGCACTCACAAGACAACAGTGCGTGTATACGTCGGCCCACCTGGCGTCGGAAAAAGTCGAAGATGCGCTCTTGAAGCTGCTGAGTTCGGACGAGTTTACTACAAACCAAATGGCAAATGGTGGGACGGATACATTGGACAAGAAGCTGTCATCCTCGACGACTTCTATGGCGGAATCCAATTCCACGAGCTTCTCAATGTCCTCGACAGATATCCCCACCAAGTTGAATACAAAGGAGGATACATGCAATTCGTCGCGCTCGCAGTCTTCATATCTAGTAACAGACGCCCGTCAGAGTGGTACAAAAAGGAAGATGGAGATATTGGCGCGCTCTACAGACGCTTCACGGAATACAGACGAATGCATTCCTTCGAAAGTACCGAAGATGGACTCCAATACGACGCCACTTCGGGGCACGATACATGGCCAATTGACTACTAATTGGTACTGTCACGAGTGCGATATTCAAATTCCTGAATGGTGTTCATGTCATGATTTCCATTATCTGTCTATTAAACCTCATCCTCCGCCTCCGGCGTCGGATTCGAATTGACTGCTATGCTCCTCCTATAAGTGAGTTCGCATGCTCATGCAGTCCGACAGCCGTGGGGCCCACGCGCGCGGAGTACCGCGGCGCTCACCCCACGGAAATGTTAGGTTAGTTTAGATGTCATTTTGTTCAACGTGCGGTTGTGTCTGCATATTTGCTCCCATGTCGAATAAAATTACGTTGAAAGTTAACAAAGATTGCATGCAATGGCTCGCTATCTTCCTCCAACGCTTTCACTCTCTCGTAAACGAAGAGCAGTCGCCGCCTTCTCCCGAGGAGGTAGCCGAAGAGCTGTACGCTTCACTATGCGAGGACTCTCTAAGTCGCGCCGCGTCAAAAGTCGATTTGGCGGACGTCGATTCAAAATCGGACGTGGACGACGACAACACAGAATGGGCCACAAACGCCATTCTCGACACGGACGAAGATTCGGACGACGACGACTCCACAAAAAGATTCAAAGAATCGGAGTCTTCCCAAAACAAGTAAATACGGCAAACAAATTTGTGTGCCGCGTTGAAGATGAGGTCACATTCGCTAATATTACTTCGAATGGTGTCGACGCTCAGAAAATTTTCCTTCAACCGAGTGTCATACTCGACGCTGACCAAGTCACTTACACAGCTGGTCAATACCTCACGACTTCAGCCACTTCCCTCGATCCCAAAAATTCGGCTATGTTCGGGACTGGCACCAATCAAGGAGCCAGTACACAAACTGGCTACAACTTCGCTTCCTGGCTAATACATCAAACACAAGCCAGCGACCAGGCATACAACACTGGAAACCCTGTACATCAGCGCAATACAAAGGGTCGCGTGGCCTGCGATAAAATAAGAATGAAGCTGCACTTCAAGCCGATCATGTACATTCAAAATCCGAATGTCGGAACCGGCACTTCATGGGCTCCACTTAACGAATCCATTGGACTCGACTGCTGGTGGGCACACGGCGCTCAATTCAATCTTATTGCCGGTGGCTCCGTCAACTCTTTCGGTCAGCCTAAACTTACAAAGGCTAAACCGGACGCCAATGGTGTCTACCATCTCAATTACACTTGGCGAAATACTCTACCCAAGAAGCAGAGATGGATTATGCCCCAATACTTCAGCAATAATCTAGGGGCCCAAACTTTGGGTATGCAGTCTAACTGCACTTTCCCATACGCCGCTGGTCGATACCTTTCCAACAAGGTCGATATGTTCTCCGCTCCCGCTGCCATTCCAAATGGCCCCGTTCCTTCCGTGATGACAGGCATGCCTCTATTCCTCGACAATCAAGCTGCCATCAATCCTTACGTTGGAAATGCCTACGCTGACGCTCTTCGAAAGGGAATGCCCGCTTCCGACAGAGACCATTCCGACTTCCCACGAAATATGGTGTGGGATCCTCCATGCCTTCGCATTGAAATACCCGGCGCCAATGGAGATCCGCAGCCTAAGCAATACGTGCTCTCCTGCACTACGAGTTACGAAATAGTCAGTCACTTCCGTGGCAATACCGGTGACTGGGGCGTCCCAATTGCAAATATTCCTCCCGTTGTTATTCGTCGTACTAAGGAAGGCAACGTACGCCTTAACCACGACACTCTCATTATGATTCCGAAGAAATTCCCATCGGAATTGCTTCCTCCAATCGACGAAGATGGAAATGAAATTCCGCCGATTGATGAAATTTGAATTTGAATTTGAATTTGTTTACCCACGCCGCGTGGCGTCATGTTTACTTTGATAAGAATGTTTACTGATAAGAATTGTTTACATTGCAAACAGACGCGGCGTGGCTTCCGATTCTGACCAATCAGCGCTCGACGCCTACGGCGTCGGCGAGATAAGATAAGAGGGGTATATAAGGGGGGGGTGCACGGGTAATACTAACCGTGCACCTTATAAGCTCGCTCCGCTCGCATGGCCCCAATCCGAGACAGAAAAAGTACGTCCTGGTGTTTCACTATAAACAACCCCGACGATGGCGACACAGCTACTC